GTATTCCGATATGATTAAACAGTTCATTGAGAAAGATAAATGCCCCCCACTCAGCGTTGTCTTTTTGGATGAAGCACAGGATCTGAATCCTCTGCAATGGGAAATGTTCAATTACATTGAATCTCGATGTGAGCGATCATACGTTGCAGGGGATGACGATCAAACGATTTATACGTTTCAAGGTGCTGATCCAAATATATTTATAAGTTTAAAAGGTGAAGTGGATGCAAGAATTGAATCAAGAAGATGTCCGCGTGTTATTCATAGAAAAGCATTAGATATATTACAGCATGTAGAAAATAGAATGATTAAAAGTTGGCTTCCTAGAGATGCGGAAGGACAAATTTTTGAAGATCAAACATTGGACAATATTAATTTTAGCAAAGGTGAATGGATGATTATTGCAAGAACTAATCAAATGTTAAATCCAATTAAAGCTCATTTAACATCATTAAACTTAAGATTTGATAGTAGGTCAAATACAGTTTTATCTAATGAATTGTTAGAGGCCTACCAAGTTTGGCATAGATTGAATCAAGGAGCAACTGTTGGCGCTGAAGAAGCAAAATCAGTTTATAAAGTTTTAAATTGGAACATGGGACATGTTGAATATGGATTTTCTAGTGGCAAGTCATTAGATGCAGTAGATCTTGTTGATATAGATGACCTGATGCTAAATCATGGGCTCAAGGTGACAGGAAGTTGGGAGCAATTAAATTTTAAAGAAGATACAAAATTATACATTAAATCATTATTAAATAGCGGGGATGATTTATTTAAACCTGCAAGAATTAAAGTATCCACAATACATGGTGTAAAAGGTGAGGAGTGCGAAAATGTAGTCTTATATACAGGAATGGAAAAGATTATACATGATGCAGCATTAAGAAATCCTGATCCAGAACATAGATTGTTTTTTGTGGGTGTAACAAGGGCAAAAGAAAATCTTTATATCATGCAACCAGATATAGATGATTATTATAACTATATACCAGGAGATCCAATACTATGAACAAGGCGTTTTTTAGACAAGTAGGAGGTTCACATTACAAAAAATATAAAATCCAACCTTCTAGATTTATAAATGAAAATAAGATACTGTTTGCAGAAGGTAATGCAATTAAATATATTTGCAGACATCAAGACAAAGGTGGAAAGCAAGATTTATTAAAAGCAATTCATTACATACAAATGATTGTAGAAAGAGATTACAATCAATGAGAGGTAGAAAGATTGCAGTGTTTGATTTAGGATTAATAACAGTAATATGTGTTTATTTTTTTTTAATAATGGTATTAACATAAATGTTTGAAGCTCAGAAAGAATGGATCTGTCCAGAAAATTATCCTGATTTAAAAGGATATAAATATATTGCAATAGATTTAGAAACTAAAGACCCTGATCTTAAATCAAGAGGATCTGGTGCAATTATTGGTAATGGTAACATTGTTGGTATTGCTGTAGCCGTTGAAGGATGGTCAGCATATTATCCAATTGCTCATGAAGGGGGTGGTAATTTAGATAAAGATAAAGTTTTAAATTGGATTAAACAAGTTTGTGCAAATGATAATGTAAAAATATTTCACAATGCAATGTATGACGTGTGCTGGCTTCGAGCAGCGGGAGTCCAAATTAACGGACATATTGTAGATACAATGGTGATGTCATCATTAATTGATGAAAATAGATTAGCATATACATTAAATAGTATTTCATTTGAATATCTTGGAGAAGTTAAAGATGAAAAAGCTTTAACAGAAGCAGCACAGTCCTGGGGAATAGATCCTAAATCTGAAATGTATAAACTTCCTGCTATGTATGTAGGTAATTATGCAGAAAAAGATGCAAAATTAACATTAGAATTATTTAAAGTTTTATCACGAGAAATACAAAAACAAAGTTTACAAAATATATTTGATATAGAAACACAATTATTTCCGTGTTTAACTGATATGAAATTTAAAGGAGTCCGAGTTGATGTAGAGAAAGCAAGACTCCTGAAACAAAAATTAACATCACAAGAGCAAGAAATATTATTAAAAGTAAAACAAGAAACAGGGATAGAGCCCCAGATTTGGGCAGCAAGATCCATTGCAACAGTTTTTGACAAACTTGGCCTACATTATGAAAGAACTGAAAAATCATCTGCACCATCCTTCACTAAAAATTTTTTACAAGAACATAAACACCCTATAGTTCAAATGATTGCTAAAGCAAGAGAAATAAATAAAGCACATACAACTTTTATAGACACAATTTTAAAATTTACTCATAAAGGAAGAATACATGCTGACATAAATCCAATTAGATCAGATCAGGGTGGGACTGTGACAGGTAGATTTAGTTATGCTAATCCTAATCTCCAGCAGATCCCGGCGAGAAACAAGGAACTAGGACCTATGATTAGATCATTATTTTTGCCAGAGATAGATCATAAATGGGGATGTTTTGACTATTCACAACAAGAACCAAGACTTGTTGTGCATTATGCAGCTACAACTGAACCGATTTGTTTTGATGAATCAGTTACAAAAATAGTAGAAAAATTTAAAAATAACTCCGTGGACTTCCATAAAACTGTTGCGGATATGGCAGGAATATCAAGAGATCAAGCTAAAACAATTAATCTTGGATTATTTTATGGAATGGGTAAAGCAAAATTACAAGCCGAACTTGGATTAAATACAAAAGAAGAAGCAGAAGTATTGTTTAATCAATATCATAATAACGTTCCATTTGTAAAAGAATTAATGAATAAGACATCTCAATTTGCACAAACATCAGGATCAATTGGAACATTACTAGGTCGTCGTTGTAGATTTAATAAATGGGAACCAGCAACATTTGGTATGCACACTGCAATGTCATTTGAAGAAGCGGAGCGAACTTATGGACGTGGTAGAATTAGAAGAGCAATGACATACAAAGCTTTAAATAAATTAATACAAGGCTCAGCAGCTGATATGACTAAGAAAGCAATGTTGGATTTATATAAAGAAGGAATTATTCCACATATACAAATACATGATGAATTAGATATTTCTGTTAAAGACGACAATCATGCAAAAAAGATTGTTGAAATAATGGAAGGTGCCGTTACTTTGGCAATCCCCAACAAAGTAGATTATGAAAGCGGTGAAACATGGGGAGATATTTATGATTGATTATGGCATATTTAAATGCGAATATTCCACCAATTTATTGTAAAATAAGGAGAGAATATTTATATGACTTACGAGAACATAAAGGAGAAACTGAAGACTGCGTGGTATTTGCTTTGGGGAGTATTAGCGGGCGTGCGACGTTGTTTCATTGTTTACTCAGCAACGGTGCGATATATTGGAGACTTCCTATCTCTGCTTTTATTCAAAGAAGAAACAGCGGTGATGTGCATAGCACACAGATGGAACATCAAGATCTCGACGATCTTCAGTTATGGAATTCATTTAGTTATTATCCTAGTGTTGTTGTTTTTGATTTTTTAGTAGGTCAGAAATGCAAATACTTAAGTAAATCAAAGAAATTTATTCATGGCGAATATTTATTTACTATTGACTGGGCGCATCCAGATAGTAATATCTTGGATACGGAACATTCTGAAATACCTCACGAACATAAGTGCGGTCATGTTTTGGCTCTTGATAACGGTAATTATGCAATTCAGCCTAACAATCGTATTTTGTGGAACGTGCCTAGTTTTACTACTTCTACACATTGGCCAGATTATAAAGTCCAAACTTCCAAATGGAATGTGGAAAACAAAAATTGGGTAACAGAAGATTCTAATAAAATGTTTTATCAAGTGGAGGATAAATGAGTAGTGAATTTAAATTAAGTGATCAAACAAGTGTAGCTTTGCCTGTTAAAAATATAATAGCTATTATATCTGCTATTGTTGTAGCAGTATGGACTTATTTTGGAATAGTTGAAAGATTAAATAGACTTGAAACTAATGAAAAATTAATGGCCCAAGATTTACTTAAAAAAGCAGAACAGACTCCTAAGAATCAAGAAATGTATATGTTAATTGAATATCAAGCTAAATCA